ATAAAGGCGATTGTTTTTTTGCATTTTCAGATGGAGTTGTACGCCAATCTACTTTAACAATCGCTTATGCTTTCGCGCTAAGGCAAGGTAGGACGTTCTACGACAAAGAAAGCGCTAAACGTTTTAGAGAGCATGAGCGGCTTCAATACGAGCTGTCCTGTGCAACTGAGAGTGGTACATGTTTGTATTTTTTGTCTTGGAGTACAGAAATGGAAGAATTAAGTATAGGTTACTACTCCAGCCTTTACGTCAGGTTCGGTTTTAAAAGTCGCAGCGATGCAGAAAAATTCGCATCAAATTATACTCCAGATCAGATAAAACTGATGCTAGGGGTGGGGTTATGAACAACATCGAACTTTTAATAATACTAGGCATCATCGTGGCTTTTGTTGTGCTAGTGATGATGTTACTGAGAGAGGATGATGGCGATGAATAAAAGTTACAGACCAACAGCAGAATTTAAATATTTCTTTTACGATGAGAACGGCTCAGGCTTTACATACTACAAAACCACACAAGAGCGTGATGAAGCGGCTAACGATGCTATTCAACTATACCTCGATGATGGTTGGAGTAAGGAAGTTGAAAACGTAGTCGTAGGTGAAGTTACAGGCCAAGCCACCCAAGTTGATATTGTGCAGCGACCCGATGACTCAGAGCTAGACGAGGATAGTTGTGACGAAGAAGGGCAATACTGGGATAGCGAACATGCATTTATGTGCAATTACAAAATCATGTGGTTGGGTAAATGAAACAAACAACAGAAGAACTAAAAGCTATCATTGCAGATGCGCCAGAGGGTGCGACTTACTACCTAATTAACCAGTATAATTTTACAGAAGCCTATTTCAAATTAACAAAAGACTTAGATGTACTGGTTAAAGGAATTGATGGGTGGGAAGAAGTTGACTTTAGTATTGAGCTGAATGGAAATTTTGAAGCTAGATATTTAGACGATATACGCGAAATAGTGGAGCTAAGAGAGCAAGTAGCGGAGCTAGGCAAATGACTGAAAACGAAAACATAAAATACAAACTTGAAACGTTAGCTAGTTATTGGCCGGAAGATTTAGACTACCCACAATTTGAAGTAGCTTACGAAATTGAAAGTGGAGAGGAATCTTTTAGGACAGTTTGCTATATAGACTTAGCAGAGCAAGCGCTTAAACGCATCACAGAACTTGAAGCCAACCAAGCCAAGCTAGACTTAAACAAAATAAAAGCCGATGCTATTCGTGAAGCGGTAAAGCTTTATAAAAATAGAGTGTTTGATGGCTGTGATATCTATAGTGATGGGCTTTTAGATTATGCAGACAAATTGGAGCAAGACAATGCTACTAACTACTAACCAGTTAGCAGATAAAGAAGGTGTGAAGGTGTCAACAGTGCATCAGTCTTACTGGCTCAAGAAAGAGTTTAGAGGGTATAAACCAGTTGCGTTTCAGAACAAACAGGGTGTAGGCAACAGGGCATATATGTGGAGTAAGACCGATGAACAAACGACTTAAAGGGGAACTCTGGGATTTAATAGATACTATACTTGCAGTTGCTTGTATCGTACTACTGTTAGTACTACTCAGTAGAATTTTTTGTTAGGAGGTGTTATGGCGACACGTAAAGAACAGCGTAAGGCATTAGCTAAGCGTAACTTCCAAGAGCAGGAGAAGCGCCCTAAACCAAGAAGGCCACCCGTACCGCCGGCAGTGCGAAGCCTTTGTAATAGCAGGGTAAGCAACGAGAGAAAGAGAGACGAACTTGCACTAGAGCGGGAGCTACGCAGGATTGAGGGGTACGATTTTGATGACCTATAAACATAGCAACTAAATTCACGCAGGAGAACAGTAATGGCGATGACACCAGAGAAAAAAGTAAAGAACGCAGTAGTCAAGGTTTTAAAAGAAATGGGATGCTATTACTTCTATCCCGTTACTGGCGGTTATGGTGGAAGCGGAGTGCCTGACATCGTAGGTTGTTACTACGGTAAATTCTTTGGTATAGAGTGCAAGGCAGGTAAGAACAAACCCACTGCATTACAGCTTAAGAACTTACAGGAAATTATGGAGTGTGGCGGCACAGCAGTGGTAGTCAACGAAGATAGCGTTCAGTACGTACGCGATTATCTGTTAGGCAAAAGCCCCAACCCACAACAGTTAGAATTTGATTTTGGAGTAGAGTAATGGCTATATCGCACAAAGATTACCACGATTACCCCAACGCGCACGTGTATGGACGGATAGATAATGAACAGGTAGAAAGAAGAATCACGGACGGGGTATCGGGACAGAGTACCCCCTACGACGATACTAAGTTTGTGCTTGATAACATCTCACTGTCTGAGTTTAAAGTACTCTTAGAGATGTGCGATACCGCAACAACAGAGTGTCTACTAGTTGAAGCCGCACAAAACGGAAACGACATGCATAGGGGCATAGCGGCAGTGCACAAGCACACGCCCATCTCTTCCGTGGTTATGCTACAGAGCGATACAAACCGTAGGGTAAGGCAACTCGCCGCAATTAGGTTAAGTACTTACGAGGAAACTAAGAATGGCGCTGACTAAAATCACGTTAGACTTTGAGACTTTTTACTCCAAAGAGTACTCACTGTCACGTCTTACCACAGAAGAATACATACGCGACCCACGCTTTGAGGTTATCGGAGTGGGCGTTAAGGTCAATGACGGCGAAACGGAGTGGGCAAGCGGTGACCACGTAGAACTGCGAGTGTTCTTGCTAGAATTTGATTGGGATAACGCAATACTTGTATGTCAAAACACCGCTTTTGATGGTGCTATACTCTACTGGGTATTCGGTATCCGCCCGAAGATTTATGCCGATACTATGTGTATGAGCCGTGCATGGGATGGGGTACATGTGAGCGCATCACTCGCCAAACAAGCAGAGCGCCGACTAGGTAAGAAGAAAGGCACAGAAGTTATTAGCGCTATAGGGATGCAACGAAAAGACTTCACGGAGTTGGGACTGTCGAATTATGGTGACTACTGCATTAACGATGCTGAGCTTACCTATGAACTGTTTATGCAGTACCTCAAAGGAGGCTTTCCTATTAAGGAGTTAAAGGTTATCGACTTAACACTCCGCATGTTTATCCAACCAAAGCTAGAGCTTGACCTACTACGCCTCGAATCGCACCTCCACGATGTATCTAAACGCAAAGAAGACTTACTGATAGAAGCCGGTGTCGATAAGAAAGACCTTATGAGCAACAACAAGTTTGCTGCTTTGCTTAGAGAGTTAGACATAGAGCCGCCGACAAAAATAAGTGTTAAAACAGGGAAAGAAGCATATGCCTTTGCAAGAACAGACGAAGGGTTTAAAGCACTACTCGAACACGATGACGACCGAGTTCAGACATTGGCAAACGCAAGACTGGGTAACAAGTCAACGCTTGAGGAATCACGTGCCGAACGCTTTATAAGTATCGCCAAGCGAGGCATATTGCCTGTACCAATCAAATATTACGGCGCTCACACAGGGCGGTGGTCTGGGCAGGACAAGATCAACTTACAAAACTTACCGAGCCGTGGACCCAATGGTAAGAAGTTAAAGAACACCATCCGTGCACCTAAAGGTTACGTATGCGTTGAGGCCGACTTAGCGCAAATCGAAGCGCGTATTGTAGCGTGGCTTGCAGGGCAGACAGACCTAGTAGACGCTTTCGCCCGAGGTGAAGATGTTTATAAACTGATGGCATCTAAGATATATAACGTTACCGTAGAAGAAGTTACCGAAGCCCAACGATTTATAGGTAAGATGACTATTCTTGGGTGTGGTTATGGTATGGGTGCTGAGCGATTTAAAGCACAAATAAAAGCAATGGGTAACGTAGACATACCCTTAGACGAATCTAGAATGATTGTGCAGACCTACCGCTCAAGTAACTTCAACATCAAGAAAATGTGGGCCGAAGCTAACCGCACAATAGAATACCTATGCCGTGGTGATGAAGTCTCGTTCGGTAAGATAGGCATACTCGATGTAGATGCCGACCGCAAGGCACTTATACTTCCTAACCTACTACCAATGTACTATAACGGGTTACACGTTATGTCGCAGGGTGACTACGGGCCGGAGTACGGAGTCAAAACCCGCAAGGGAGTAGAGAAAATCTACGGCGGTAAAGTAGTAGAGAACGCATGCCAAGCCCTAGCTAAGCTCGTTATAGCAGACCAGATGATACTGATAGGTAAAAAGTACCACGTAGCGCTAACCGTGCACGATTCTATGGTCGCATTAGTACCCGAAGAAGAAGCAGATGACGGTGCGTATTACGTGTATACTTGTCTAAGACATGTACCTGCGTGGGCGAAAGGCTTACCGCTTGATTGCGATGTAGGCTATCACAAGTACTACGGTTCGTGTGGCGACAACACGAAAGCAATAACTAAACAATGTGCAAAGAGGTGGGCAAGTGAACGAACTAATTAATATACGGGCAATATACCCAACATCATACAGTCATATAAAAGCATTCGAGCAGTGCCCCAAGCAGTTCTACCATGCGAAGCACCTTAACGAGTACCCATTCACTGAGTCGGTAGATACCTTATATGGCAAGGAAGCCCATAAAGTTGCCGAGGACTACGTAATCTCTGATGCCCCGATACCTAGTAAGTTCGAGTATATGAGACCAGTTCTTGACGCTCTCAAAAAGAAAGAGGGTAACAAGTTCGCTGAGATTAAACTTGGCATAACTGAGGACTTAGTACCTTGCACTTTTTTCTCGAAACAAGTTTGGATTCGTGGCATTATCGATTTGTTGGTTGTCAACAAGAGCAAAAAACTTGCGTGGGTTATAGACTACAAGACTAGCAAAAACGCTAAGTACGCTGACCCTGACCAGTTAGAGCTTATGGCATTACTAGTGTTTGCTAGCTACCCCGAAGTAGAAGAGATACGTGGCGGGTTAGTATTCGTTAAGTGTAACGAGTTAGTACGTAAGAAATATCAGAAAATAAAACGCTCTGAGCTTTGGTCTAAATGGATTGCCAAACACAAGAAGATGCTCGAAGCCCATAAGCTAGACAGGTGGCCCACAAGAGAATCGGGCCTGTGTAGAAACCACTGCCCAGTGCAGGAATGTATTCATAATGGAGCGAACAACTGATGGCTAGAAAACCTCAACCAAACCCGCCCAAAGGCTCTAAGGAGCATGAACGCAGAATGGAGCGCCAACGTGCTAGACGCGCTGTGGATAAGAAACATACAGGCAGTATGACGAAAACCGTAAACGGCAAACGTGTTGTTAGTAAATCCCCTAAACGTGACGGCAAAGATGTGTCGCACAAAAAAGCTTTATCCAAAGGCGGTAGTAATAAAAACGGCACGTTCTTAGAACCACCTAGCAAGAATAGGTCACGTAACTACAAAAATAAAAAATAACTGTTATGGGATTCCCATAACCAACCGGATTTATATGCAAATACTAAACGACAAAGCTATCTTGTTGGAGGTCGATAACCCCCAACAAGTGGTAAACTTAATCCCCAAGAGCCGGATAGTGGGCGATAAAGTCGCTGTCCACTGGGGCTTAGAAGAAATAATGGTACTACGTAACCTAGGCTACGACGTACCTAGTCCAATCGAAGGCAGATACAAATTCCCCTCTGCCATGACTCCCTACGAACACCAAGTAAAGACCGCGGCGTTTCTCTCTGTTAATCCACGTGCTTACTTGTTATCAGAACAAGGGACAGGCAAGACAGCTTCCGCTATATGGGCATCCGACTACTTACTAAAACAAGGTAGGATAAATCGGGTACTCGTAGTGTGCCCTCTATCTATCATGGAGTCGGCGTGGAAAGATGATATGTTTAAGTTCGCCATGCACCGTACAGTAGAGGTAGCCCACGGCGCTAAAGAGAAACGCAGAAAAGTGCTAGCCTTAAACACGGACTACGTAGTAATCAACTACGACGGCATCGAAGTTATACGTGACGACATAGCCGCCGGCGGTTTCGACTGCATAATAATCGATGAAGCTAACCACTATAAAAACTCGCAGACCGAACGGTGGAAAACTCTCAACAGCCTCGTGAAACCAGATACATGGTTGTGGATGATGACAGGTACACCTGCGGCACAAAACCCCGTAGATGCGTATGGACTGGCTAAGATGATGGACCCTAGCTCTGTACCAAAATACTTCGGCAAGTTCCGAGATATGGTCATGCAGAAAATCACGCAGTTTAAATGGGTCCCTAAACACAACGCTAGGGATACAATACATAACGTGTTACAACCCGCTATCCGGTTCACCAAAGACCAATGCTTAGACCTACCGCCGATTACGATTACGTCGCGGGACGTAGAAATGACCCCACAGCAAAACAAATATTATAAGGTGCTCAAAAACAAAATGGTTATGTCTGCAGCAGGGGAAGCGGTCACCGCGAGGAATGCCGCTATCCAGCTTGCTAAGCTGATGCAAATTAGCCTAGGTGCTGTGTACACCGATGAAGGAGAGGTGTTACAGTTTGACGTTACCCCCAGATACAAAGCACTAAAAGAAGTTATGGAAGAGGCAAACAAGAAAGTCATTGTTTTCGTGCCGTTTAAAAACAGTATCAACTTGGTAGTGGAGAAGCTGAGAAAGGACAAAATATCGTGCGATATTATATCCGGAGAGGTAAGCGCGTCTAAGCGTTCAGAGATTTTTAGAGCTTTCCAAACCTCCGATACGCCTCAAGTTTTAGTCATCCAACCACAGGCGGCGGCACACGGTGTTACCCTAACTGCCGCAGACACAATAGTGTGGTGGGGGCCGACACCTAGTTTAGAAACGTACTTACAAGCAAACGCTAGGATTCATCGCCCGGGCCAAGATAGCAAATGCACCATAGTTCAACTAAGAGGGTCTTACGTAGAAAGACGTTATTACGCAATGTTAGATACGAGAATAGACTTCCACACAGGTTTAGTAGACCTTTACAAAGAAATACTTGACTAGCGTAAGTTTAGCCATTATATTACAAGTTCAACCAACCGGAGATTAACATGACTGACAGTACTGACAGTGGCTTACTGCCCGAAAAACTTACCCGAGTATTCCTCAAGATACGCGACAGACGTAGCGAACTAAAAGCCGCGTTTTCTGAAGAAGACAAAAAGCTAGAGGCCCAGCAAGATAAAGTTAAGGCCGCGCTTCTAGGTTTCTGCAAAACAAATGGCGTAGATAGCGTAAAAACAAACGCCGGCACGTTCTTCCGCACAGTTAAAACACGTTACTGGACTAACGATTGGGAGGAGATGAATGCATTTATCAAAGACAATGATGCGCAACACTTCTACGAGAAACGCCTAAACCAAACTGCGGTTAAAGAGTTTATAGAGGAGGAGTTAGATGGTAACGCACCTGATTTTATTAACATAACTTCTGAATACCAAGTATCAGTAAGGAAAGGAAAATGAGTAACGGTCCATACGTTGGGATAGAAGCACTAGCTAATTACTTCGGTGTTTCTACGTCAACGGTACGCCAGTGGTTACGCGCCGATAAAATACCTGACAGCACCTACTTACGTGTCGGTTTAACATACCGATTCCATTTACGTGCTGTAGAGGATGCGTTGCTTAACTACAAATCGCGTGAGGGGATGACCTCCGAAGAACGGGCTAAGTTTGCCGATGCTATCATACAAAGTTTGGATAGTAGTGTAGACGAAACCCAAGCGGGTATATCTGAGCGCAGACTGCGAGAAGCAAATGCGGAGCTAGATGCAAAATCGCGTGGTGTACCGTACCTGAAAGAAGACCAAAGTTTGGACGAGGAACTTTCCTCTATCCTAGAAGACGATGAACTAAAAGACATATAAGGTAAAACAATGAAAGAATTAATGAACATTAGCACAGCTCTAGCAAGCTCTGACTTATTTAAGTCTTTGCAGGAAACTACGGATAAGTTGGCAGGTAGCGGCGGTGGAGATTACCGTAGAATCAGCCTAAAAGGTAGTAAGTTCCGCCTCAAGCTAGGTGGTGAGCAAGTAGGTAACGCCCGTACCGATGCGTTACAGATAGTTATCGTAGATGCCGCGGAGTTATCACGTACATATTATGCAGGGGACTACGATTCAGATAACCCTACGCCGCCCACTTGTTGGTCAGCGGATAGCAAATCGCCTGACCCGAAAGTACCTGCGTCTCAGAAGCAGTCAGACAACTGTAAGACCTGCCCTATGTCTATAAAAGGCTCTGGCCAAGGTCAAAGCGCCGCATGTCGTTTTTCTCAGAAGTTAGCAGTAGTGCTCGATAACGAGTTAGAGGAAGAGAAGATACCTGTGTATCAACTAAGCTTACCTGCCAAATCTGTATTCGGCGCGGCAGAAAGCGGTCACATGCCTATGCAAGCGTATGGCAAAATGCTTAAGACCCACAAGGCACCTGCTATTGCAGTGGTCACGGATATGTATTTTGATGAAGACAGCGATACTCCTAAAGTCTTCTTTAAACCTAACCGCATGCTTACTGAAACTGAACTCGCACGAGTTGTTGAGCTACGCGACTCCGAGGAAGTAAAAGACGCTATCACTATGTCCGTAGCAGAAGCCGATGGTGTAGCAGAAGCCGATGGTGTAGCAGAAGCCGAAAAAGCCCCCGCTAAGAAAGCCCCTGCTAAGAAAGCCCCTGCTAAGACCAAAGTAGTAGAGGAAGAAGATGACGAAGAAGAAGCCATCGAAGAACCTAAGAAAGTAAGCAAGAAAGCTGAAAAGCCTGAAGTAAAAGTAGACGACGAGCTTGCCGGTCTGATTGACGATTGGGACGAGTAAGCGTTATGGGAATCCCATAATGGGGTTCCTTTCTTTTTCTTCAGGGGATGGCAATGAACCGTGAAAATTTTATAAGGACGCTACTGCCGACAAACGGGTTATACGCATTATTCGCAAAACATAAAAACGAAGAATGGCCTAGACAGACTTTCCACGACACTGTGGAGGGACTACTTAAAGCGCTAGACGCTTACGACGGGTATGACTTATATTGTGGGGTAGCTAGCTTTAAAGACGACAGCGATAGAAAGCAACATAATGTACACGAGATAAAAGCTTTCTTCTTAGACTTGGATGCCAAAGACTTCGGCTCTAAGAAAGAGGCGTTGACGCAACTACAGGCTTTTTGTAAGGTAACTAAACTACCAAAACCTACTCTTATCGATTCGGGTAGGGGCATACACGTTTACTGGTTACTGGATAAAGCTATTGACGGTAGCACTTGGACTAAAGTAGCTACTAAACTAAAAGGTCTATGCGTACAGCATGGGCTTAAAGCTGACCCTGCGGTAACCAGTGACTCTGCAAGAGTAATGCGGATAGCAGGTACGTTTAACCATAAAGGCGAAGACCCCGTACCTTGCAGGGTGTTACAGTTTGACCCTGAGGCCGACAGAATTAGCCTAGAAGACTTCTCTGCTAAGATAGGTTACTCGTACGTACCTGAGCCAGAGTTTATAGTCCCTGCGGCGTTTGCGGGGCTAGAAGACCCACTATCTGACAAGTTAAGTGGTAATACTGAATCATCCTTTAAAGTCATAATGCAGAAAACACAGAAGGGCAAAGGGTGCGCTCAGCTAAGAAACGCGGTACTTGACAGTAAAGACCTAGATGAACCTACATGGCGAGGTGCATTATCTATAGCCGTAAGGTGTGTCGATAGTAGTGTAGCGCTACGCAAAGTATCTGAAAAGCATCCTGATTACTCAGAGAAGCTGACAAAGAAGAAGGCTGACGAAACTAAAGGCCCGTATACTTGCGACATGTTTGAAAACCTTAATCCTGATTTATGCAAAGGTTGCCCCAATAAAGGTAAAGTAAAATCCCCTATAGTACTTGGTAACCAGTTAATAGAACTAGAACAAACCGGTGACGGCGAAAGCCACCAAGAAACGGTCAAGTTAGTCAAGGACGGCGAAGTATTGCATGAGCTAACTGCTAATGTACCGCGCCCGCCTAGAGGTTACTCGTACGGAAAAGAGGGAGGTGTCTACGGTGTTGAGGTAGATGAAGATGGCAACAAAGACTTCAAAGTGGTATGCAAGCATACACTTTACGTAGTCGATAGAACATACGACCCTATAGAACATCAGGAGTCGTTGATAGTCAGAGTACATATGCCGCAAGACGGTGTGCGGACCTTTATATTGTCTAACGCTCAAGTATCGTCTGCGGATAAGTTAAGAGAAGAACTCGCTAAGAAGGGTATACTATCTCTTAACCAGACAGAACTTAGGAGATACATCATGGCTTGGGTAGACCATTACCAACAATATGCTATGGCTAAAAAACCTATACGCCAGTTTGGGTGGCAAGGTGTTGAGTGCACCCAATTCGTTTTGGGCGAAACTGTTTATACAAAAAACGGACCAGAACTAGCACTGCCTTCGCCCAGAACGGCACCTTACAATTCTTACTTCGACCCTAGAGGTACACTAGATAAGTGGGTAGCTAACTTAAAGTTTTGGGACGACCCTAGATTCGTACAGCAACAATACTGTATGGGTGTCGGATTCGGCTCAGTATTAATGGAACGCGATGCTACTAACGCCTCTATACTGCATTTATATAGTAAGGGTTCAGGGATAGGTAAGACGGCTATAGTAGAAGCGATAGCTAGTATATGGGGGCAACCTCGCCCACTTGTTATGAATCAAGACGACACGCTAGCATCTAAGATGAACCGCTCTGAGGTGTGGCACAACATACCGCTTATCCTAGACGAGATAACTAACATAACCCCGCAGGAAGCGTCACAAATCATATATCAGATGTCCAGTGGTCAGCAACGAAGCCGTATGAACAGCAACGCCAACGAGGAACGTGTTAGGGGGGACAGGTGGTCGTTCTTCTGTATCACCACTGCTAATAATAGCATTCTAGATAAAGTTTGCGGTAGAGGAGGTAAAGCGTCGCCAGAGGCAGAAGCCCAGCGTGTTATCGAGATGCACGTAAACCGGCAGTACGCCGAGAACGACACAGCCAACAAGAAGATTGCACTGAAATTTAGAAACGCCTTAGAGACTTCGTGCGGTGTAGCAGGTCCAGTTTTTATACAGTGGGTAATAAACAATCCTACTGAGACCGACTTGATAATATCAAAAGTACAAGAGGCTGTTGATACCCGCGCCGAATTATCCGCTACAAATAGGTTTTGGTCGGCACAAGTAACATACGCTATCGCGGCTTTGGTCATATGCAAGAAACTAGGACTTTTAAGTTACGACCCTAAAAACGTTATGAAGTACGCTATTCAGATACTACTAAAAGAAAACAAGGCAAACGTAGTAGACATGAAGCAAGGATGTGTACAGGTGATAAGTAGTTACGTAGCAGAGAACTTTAGTAACTTCTTGCAGGTAAGAAACGATAGTGACGCTTCAGATTCGGAGAACGGTACGCCGTTTATCCCACCAGACGAGAAAGCTAGAGTGAAGATACTGGGCAGATACGAGTCAGATAACTGCAGGTTGTTCTTGTTGTGCGGGCCATTTAAAGAGTGGTGCATAGATAGGCAGATTAACTACCGTGGTCTTCTCACTGACATACGTGAAGCGTACCCGTCAAGCGAGATAAAGACGTGCCGAATTGGTACTGGCACTAAACTAGACTTGGGTAGTAGCCGCACTTTAGTTATACCGTGGAGCCATAATGACGCAGATTCTCAAAGCCCTGCGTCATAACCACTTTATAGAGGTTGACGGGGTAAAGTTTGCCATCCGATGGAGTGACTTTGGGAAAGGGACTTCCTTTTTTATACCCTGCATTAATGCGTTTATGGTTACCAAGCAGGTAAAAAGCTACGTTAAGCAAGAGGGTTGGCAGGTTATTTATAGTATACGTGCAGAAGGCGGGTATTTTGGTGTTCGTTTTTGGAGAACAATGTGATATATTCCCAATCGATGAACACACCTCCCTAGTAGACGTTTGTTTGTCTCCGGTTGGACCCCCGCAAGGGGGTCTTTTTACTACCGGTCTTCGAACATCACAGTCCCAAGAGTATCTTCGTTAAATTGCTTTAAGTACTCCCGCATATTTTTAGAAAGGCTCACGCCGTTATACATCTCGTTTGAAGTCCTTATGTGCCCCTTCATAGAGGTTTTGATTCTATCTGGCGTTATAGCAAACTGCGGATTACGACGATTAAACTCCACCATCTCTTTAGCGGTTTCTCTAGCCGTTTTCAAATCGCCAATGCGGATAGCAACATAATACTTCTTAGTTAGACTAGTAGCCTTCTTGTTTATAGCTTCCTCGACTCGTTTGAACCTACGTGTTTCTTCTTGCTTACGTAAGTACTCTTCTGGAGCGAACCCTATAACCTGAGATGCTATCTCTCCTGCTGACAAGTCATCGTGTACTAAGTCATAACGACGCGTTCGTATACCACCTTCTCCAGAGTACCTGAACGGTTTAAGGATATTAGATAATGCGGCAGGTGCTAGTTGCTCGAACCCACGTCGGTAGTTACCTTCTTGCAGGTCGTCTACACCTCTATCTATGCGATTGTATATGCTTAGACCAACCCCACCGAAGACACCTGCTATTGTTTCCTCGTTCGTAGGATTCGGGTTAAACTTGTTCCCCTGCAATATTAAGTCAGTGAGGCGCATACGCACACCGGCATCTATGTCTACCCCGAAGCTTTCTAGCGCGGCGTTAACCCCACCACGGAACCAACCTTGACTTATATGACTTTGTACAATCGTATCGAAGTCGTCCTCGTCGTCGTCACCAAACATCGCGTCGTAAATAAGCGCGACGGAGCCATATATCGGCAACCCATACACTCCCGAGAAGAACAGTGCCGTACCGTGTATACCAACAATCTGCCTAAGGGCTTCTTTGCGTTTTGTAGGGTCGTTTTTATATAGCTCTTTTACTGCATTCCTAGCTGTCTGGAACATCATGGTATACATGTGGATGCCGTAGTTCTTATACATCAACGCTACGCGCCCGATACCTTGCTGAGATAACCCAGATGCGGCTTCTAGTGTAGCACCGCCGTTTATGCGTTGGGTGTATTCGATTGCAAATTGCGCGGCTTCTGTCCTAGCACGGTTTATTGCATCGGCATCGCTCATGTCCGCACGATACTCTTTGTATAACTTGCTATACTCCAAGTTGTAAGACGCTATCAATGTAGCTTGGCGTCCGAACCTTTCCGCTTGGCTAAACATGCCGGCACTTAAAGCAACAAAGGTATTAATAAACCCCGTCTCTACTTCCTTGCCGCCCTCCGTTATGCCTAGAGCTTCGTTTAAGAAAGAGCTAGTTAACTGCCCTTGCTTTTTAGCCTCTAGTACCATCTGTTCGATACCTTTAAGTTGGTCCATTCTACTTTTAGGTAGTTTCAAATCTTTGCGAAGCTTTATTTTTGTCTCACCAGAAGCCTCGAAGGTAATGTCGAAGTATTCTTCTATGCCGTGGGCTATTGACCCCTTAGCTAGAGCCTTACCAGTAACAGTGTCCTCCCTAGCTACGCCACGCGCACCAAACACGATACTGCTAGCCTCGCGTATAGCTTTACTTGCTTCAGGGTATGAGTACTTGCCCCCCAACATAGGGAAAGCAACCATGGGCACTTGTGACAAGTTAACCAGTGCAGAAGCCATGTTAAAGCCGATAGTAAACACAAACGCAGTTTGGTTGATATTCTTAAATACCGCTTCCATGCCTTTGTTGTCGGCACCGTTTATAACGAAGTTAACCCGTTTATCCAGTTCTTGTTTAACCTGCATCTGGTACTTGGCTTTTGCTGGTTCGACCTTGTTGTTTACAATCTCAGTCTCTACCGTCTCCGCTAGTTCAGTTTTTAAATCCGTTAGTTCTTTAACTGCGTCTAGCCTAACCGTCTGCGTACCGTTTTGGTAACCTTTCTTGGCTAGCGCGTACCCCACGTCTTTAGAATACCCTACAGTATTATCTCTACTGCGGAACGAGTTAAGGATTGACGATTCTGGCAATGTATTTGTGTAGACATCGATAACGTCCGCTATAACGGTATCAGGTACGCCGCTATCTTTTAGCTCATTCAGCAAATCGTACATAAACGCCGTCGGCGGCACATCACTTATTTTGTTGGACTCGTTAGAACGTCTGCGCTCTCTAACAGTGTCAGGAACATATGCGCTATCTTTTTTCAGCACCTCTATAAACTGCTTAGCCTCGGCACGACTGTCAAACTGCCTAACCACATTAGTCGGTAAACCGCCGAAGTCACGTATCTCGTACGCCACAACAAAGTCTCCTTCCCTAACTAGCGGGAAGTACACTTCTAGCCTACCTCTTTCTATTAGCTTCTTATTAAGTCTGTCCCTAGAGGCTTTGTTACCTGCGGCACCGGCTTTCTCCATTGTCTCTTCGATTCGACGGTTTAAGCTTTTCTCAACGTCTTTGCGCTGGTTGTCGTAGAACTCCCGCATCTCTCGATATATATTCTTAGTGCTAGGCTCCATTTTATCGAACACTTCTTTGAGCATTTTATAACTTTCGCGCTGCTCGTCCGTTTTATAATCAGATATGTCTTTCTTGTCTACGTCAACCTGCGAGATAGTGGCACCGAAATCTTCGTCATATATAAACGTGTTAAGGTACGTACGTTGTGTTTCAGATAGTGCATTATACTTCTTAAGTAACGGACCAAGAATACCGTTAACCTTTTTCTCCATTAACTCTTGTGCGCCACGGTAGCGGTTAAAGGCTTTTAGCATGCGATGACCTATGTCACCTAGGCCGGCCCACTGCGCCATATCCGCGACTCCCTGCATCTGCAACACTCTATTAAACACGTTAGATACCGCTTCAGGTACAGAAGTCACTAGGTCTGAGGCTTTGTTTACCCACTTCTTACGCTCGGCCACCGTGTTGAAAGTTTTGGTCTGATTGTCCATGTTTCTGCCGACCGTTGAAGCTACCCCGTCTGGCGTAGACTCCATTAGTAGCTCACCTGCTGGGCGTGTAGTAGGCGCTGGGTGTATAGCAGACATAATGAGGTTGTCCATCTCTGTCATTACTGACTGCGGACCCTTTACATCTATCCCTAGCTTAGTACGCATGAAATTAGCAACGGTGTTTAAGAACCTACCCCATGCGCTCATAGCAGTTCCGTCAGGACGGATACGAGATAGCATCTTCTGGAAGTCTGGATTGCTAAACGCTTCGGCTACAAACTCGTCTAGGTTTTTAGCACCGTAAGCAGAACCTAATTGGTCTTTTGATTCGGCAAATAGTTTCTCTAGTTGCTTGGTAGTTGGGTTGCTCTTGTTAGCGAGTGTCTGACTTGTTACAGCGTGTAGCACTTCGTGCAGAATCGTATGTGCGTTCATACCGTCAACGGCATCTAGGTACACTGTGTTGTTAGTAGGGTCGAAATACCCCGCTACGTCAGTACCGTCGGACGATGTTAGGTTACGCATTACAACTACTTTAGTGTCGCCTACGTTGTTTATTAGCGCGGTGACTATTCTGGTTAGCTTAGGGTCTACGATAGTTTGTTTTAGCCTAGTTAGCGCTTCGCCTAGTCTAGCGTTGTATAGTGAGGCACGTACACCAAAAGGAACTGCTTTAGCGCTTTCTAGTAAGGCGTCAACTGGTAAGTTCTTAGAGCGCATGTCCTTACGTAGGTTTTTAATACTTACGCCCAACGCTTTTATCTGGTCTTCTAGCGGTTTAACTGTTTTGGCCAAGTAGTCGCGTTTAGCTTCTCCTTTCATGCTAGAAGCTTTATCCATAGCGTTGTCATACTTGGCTTCTATTTGCTCTTTTTTGTTCTCTAACCCTGCTATCTCCACGATTATGGTGTCGTTAGTGACCGGCACATTACGCTTGCTTAGCTCCGCGTCTTTTTTAAGGCGTGGGTCCGCAAGGTATTTTTCCACTGCCTTCTGTAAGGCAGACATGGACGGGGTTTTCTTTACAGCGGCGTAGGCTTCTTGCGCTCGCGTGAAACCAGTCCCAGCGAGTTTTTTATCGGTAGTGTTTTTTTGTTCGTTGTCATCTACCTCGAAAAATCTTTTGCCTTTATCTTTAGCGGTTCTTGGAGCCCCTTTTCTAGGTTGGCGCTCTGGGCTTTCCGACATTAAATCGAACGCGATGCTTCTTGCCGCCATATCGACGTCACCATCAGAGGCATCCATATACTTATCAAACGAAGCTTTTTCTTTTGCCGAGGCAGTAGAGTCCTGCGTAGTTACCTTATTAGCCGCGGTTTTTACATCACTTTCTGTCCTAACCGGTGCTTCCGCCACCGCAGGTTCGTTCTTCTTGCCCGTACGATTAACGCTTACACCCCGTGAAGCGTTCCGCTCTTTTTTAGTCTGCGACTCCGTTTTCTTAGGGGTAGGAGCTTTCGCCGCCGGCTTAGTAGTCTTAACAGGTTCGGATTTCTTAGCAACCGGTGCAGGTTTAGGTGCTTCTTTCTTAGCAACCGGTGCGGGTTTAGGTGCAGGTTTAGGTGCTTCTTTCTTAGCAACCGGTGCAGGTTTAGGTGCTTCTTTCTTTGCCACAGGCTTAGCAGGTTCGGCTTTCTTAGCAACCGGTGCAGGTTCGGCTTTCTTAGCAACCGGTGCAGGTTTAGCTGGTACTACTTTCCCCGCGAAAATATTTCTTACTCGTTTACTAACGCGTCTTTGTGACTTCCCTGCTTGAACCACGCGGTCTAAGTAGGCTTTTTGTTTCTGGGAGGTAGTGGCATCGGGCATTGCCGTTACTACGGCTTCAGCAACGCGGTCTTCGAAGCTGGTCTTTTCCACTAAGGTCATATCCGCCCATGGTTTAGGTTCCACTACACTATCTATCATTTTTCGAGCACGAGCGTTCGCGGCTCTCTGCCCAGTAACTTGGCTCTGCCCAGAAGGTGCCTTGCTAGGTGTTTCTGGTGCCTCTATATCAGCGGCTTGTATCGCTTGTTGTTCTGCTTGGGCGTCGGCATCTTCTTTCTGAAGCGCCTCTACTATGCCTGAAGCACGTTTTAGTTTCTCGAACTCAGGTTCCGTTAAGGTAGTGTCTTGCAACCCTCCGGCTTTCATACGGTCTACAACCGCCCGTCGTAGCCTATTAACGTTAGTTTCTTCGGGTATGGAGGCCAATGTGTCTTCTATAATTTTATCGCGTCTTTGTTGTGACTTGTTACGTTGAGAAGTCTCTAATAATTCAGTAGTAACAGGTACAGTCGCTTCAAACTCTTGTGCCGCTTGTTGTTCTTGTTGTTCTTGTTGCGCTCGTTGTTCTTGTTCCGCGGCATCGTTTTGTTCTTGCTCTAGCAAACCTGCAAATTCGGCTTCCTCAACTACGTCCAACTGGCGCGTACGTGCATCTTCAGCAAACAACTCATCTACTTGTTCTTGCTCGGTGGGCTGTGCCATCTGCTCTTGGCGTTGCCGCTCTTGCTCTTTACGTTGTAAGTTCTGAGCTAGATTTTGACCGCGCTCGGCGGCGAACATGTCTTGTTGTTCGCCGGGCACCAGCGATTCGTTACGCAACTGCGTTTGTCTATCTAGTTCAAGTTGTTGTTCTGGACTGATACGTTCCGGCGCTTGTTGTGGCGCAGTAGGTTCGTTTCTACGGTTCTCGATGCGCTGTTCCGCTTGAGCTAAACCAGCAATGCCAGTTTTGGGGATTTGAGGTTGTTGGGCACGTAGGCGTTCTAACCTAGATAAGCGTGGGTCTAAGTCCGCTTCTTCCCCAACATCGGGGGTATCGTCGCCCTCTTCAGCTTTAGCCATCATAGCGCCGACACTATCTTCATCCCACTCGTCAGGTATTTGCGATCCTATTTCTTGCTTTTGTTCGGGAGTTAACGGTGTCTGCTGCTGGGTTTGTGCAGGCGCAGTAGGGCTTGGTGATGTTGGTGAAGTACCCTCATTCTGCGGGGTTTCAGTGCGTTTTGGAGTGTTGGCTGACCTTCTTCCCCCTAACAAGTCAAGGGCACCTTGGAATATAGCACCTGAGATACCTCCGATAGTGCCTTCTTCCGCGACGGCGGCATCGAACAATACACGCTCCGCGTTATACCCCTGTTCAATAAGGTTCTGTCCTACAGCAGCAACGACTTCTTGTGCGCCCTCTGCTAGTGCTGTTTGCCCCATACGCCCGGGAGCTGTTTCTGCCAACCTTTGGAGTCGGGTCTGCGCTTGTTCGATAACTTCATCGGGCACTTTACCGCGGATACGGTTAATAGACTTAAATATTTTAGCTAGTGGCGCGGCTTCTAACGCACCTAAAGGCAGTGCTTTAATAATAGAAGTGTTTCGTTCTTCTTCCGTTGAGCCAAAGTCACGGGCGCGTTCACTCGCTTCCCCCGCTGCGGCGGCGATACCTAGCCCTGCGGCTACCGGCAATGCGGCTTTTCCTGCGAACGCGGCGGGTATAAAAGCACCTATAGAGCCTAAGCCCCCACCAATCTTCTGCGACCAGCTATCAGGATCACCACGTTGTTCCACCCCAAAGAAATCTTGGATACCTTCACGGTTACGCAGTTCTTGTTCTTCGTCGAACAAAGCATTAGCACCTAGAGCGCCTGTCTCTAAAGTGCCCATAAAACCTTGCTTTAGTCCTTGCCCTAGATTACCTATCATCCCGACTTCTTCGGTATTTGCTAAGGTGGAGTTTATAATACTCAAGGCATCGCTACCCATCATACCGCTCTCTATTAAGCTTACCTCTGCAACTCTAGCTATAGACTCTACCGCCTCGGTGTTCCCTGCTGATTTAGCTCGTTTTAGGGCTTCTAGATATTGTTCTGGGCTCATGTAATCTACTCCATACCTAACATACTTCTAGCGGCTGCATCACCTTGACTACGTTCTTCCGCAGAAAGCTGAGGTGCGGTCTGCCCAGACTTGTCTACGGTCGCCCCAAACGAAGTACCCATCATTTCCACTAACTGAGCTACTAGTTGACCTGCCGGACTGTTGTCAAACTCTTCTTGTAGAGCTTGTATTTCTCGCAGCATCGATGTTCTCTCTTCTGGGCTAGCTTCGCTATACTCTGCTTGCCACATGGGGTCTGCCATTTTAGAGTTACGCAAAGAACCATACCCAGCCTGCACTTTAAGTAGCAACTCTGTTACTTCGGTAATAGAATCCCTATCCATCATTGCTCGTTGGAAAGACTCCTTACTAATAATACCCATACGCTGCATTTCGGCCCTTATCTGCTCTGCCAGTGCTTGCCCTTGTACCTGCAACCTGTCGCGTTGGGCGTTCTGGTCCATCTGATTCTGGATAGTATCCGCTTGCTGTTCAGAGTTTACGCTAGTACTAAGCATCTTAGCCCGCTCACTTTGCTCTGTAGTAAGCGTTTTATACATCTCTTGACCCAAATTCATAACCTTGTTTTCTAGGTCTGCCATACCACTAAACTTGGTATTCGTTGCGTCGAACAACTCTTTAGCAGCACGGTTAGCGCTCTCTTGCTGCTGAGACATTTTAGCCAAGCTAGTCTGAGCGCTTTTTGCAAACGCAGCACCGGGACTAGAAGAACCTGCCATAGACGAGAGCCCCGCTATTATGCGGTCAAACGCCTGCTTGCTAGGGTCGTTCTGAGCATCGTAGTTATCCTGCATACGTTCTAAATTCTTCTGCATAGCGTCACGGTACTCGTCTACGTATAGACGCTTACGCGCATCTTTTTCCACTGCTTCCACTTCGGTCTGTATATCTGCACCTGAGCGTCTCTGGGCTAGGTCGTCGCCCATAGCGGTTTTCACTTCCTCGGTTAGGTCACCACGACTGGTGCGTTGTGGAGCTTTATACTGACCGCCTAACCCTTTAAGCTCATCTACTAATTCGTTAACACGCGTCATGTCTACGTTAGGTACACTAGCAGTAGTCGTAGAACTCTTATTAATAAGTGGGTCTATCGTCGGCGAAGTAGGTTTTTTATCGGCGTCTGTTTTCGGTTGTCCTTCGGCACTCAACGGAGTTTTTTGCTCTGCAGTGGGCGCTAGGGGAGGTCTAGGTTGCCCACTTTCTTCTCCCCATCTCTGTAAGTAAGCGTCGACTTCAGGTCCGAATTTACTTTCAAAATACTCGTCCCCTACCATAAATTTGCCAACGCCTTCCGCGGCTTTAGCGACACCTCTGCGTTGCATTCTATTAAGTTCTGCCAGCGCACTTGGAACACTTGCGTATATCCCCAATACCCCACCTAACTCAGCGCGTTTTTCTTCTTCGGTTTTACCGTCCGCTTGTCCGCCCTCACGGAATTTCTGCACCCTACCTCCACTGCGGTAGGCCATAGCCCCTATACCATTTTGTTGTGGCTGGCTAGCGCTTTGGGCCATCTGTTGGACAGCCTGTTGCTCTCTAGCCAGCTTCTTCTGGAGCTCCGTACCTACTTGTTGGGCAACTTCTTCTTGTTTGCGCCCGAACACTTCGGATTCTAACTGGGCACCTATACTAGATATCCCACCTTGCCCAGCATTTTGCTTTGCGACTTGTTGTTGCATGTCCATAGCAATAGCATCTTGTTCGCGTTTCATTTTACTGAGCGCGAGTAGTTTTGCTAGGTTCATATCTAACCCATAAGACTTTTTGAGGTCATCTTCTTTACCTTTGTACTGATTAGCGTACTGCGACGCCATGTTGTCGATGCCAGCCATTAGCTACCCCCTCCAAGAATCCCGAAGTCCCTAAGGAGCCCAGCGATACCTCCGGTAGAGGACATAATCTGCCCAAAATCACTAGGCGGCGTATATGCATAACTCTGCGCTTGAATTGGCAAGCCCTGTAAAAGGGACTGCATAAACTGTGTTTGTTTGTACGGGTACATCATCTCTTGTTCAAACTGCATACGGTCAGCATCTACACCTTGCTGTTCTATATTGCGTTGTAAATCACCCGCGTTTAGCTGAGTGTTTAATCCGGCTAACCCGTACTGCTGGTTCTGCCCAGCGGCGTTTAGCCCCAACTGTTGTTCAGTATTAAACTGGTCAGCACCTTGATTGTACGCGTTCAAATACCCCGTATTTAATGTTTGGGCCATTTGGTCTTGTAGGTTACGGTCCATCTCAGCATTCATAACCGCTTGTCTTGAACCACCAAACGCACCTGCCTGTGATAGCTGGCTGTTTTGTTGAGTGCGACTTATGTCTGATTGTCGTCTTAACTCGTCAAGTTGTGGCTGTAGAGCGCTCTGCAGGTAGGGGTTCATAAACTGTTGTGACGTTCCCGCGTCTGTGAACGAACCCGGTGAGAAGTTAGTCTGTGAAGAGTCAGGCATAGATAGCCCGGCCAAACCCTGAAACGCTTGGTTTTGTAACCCACTCTGCCCAGCCGTTAGCGGCCCTTGGTATGCTTGGTACGGGCTATTAGCTAGTGCTTGCCCTCTCCCTAGCATGTCAGTTACATACGGCCCCGCCCAATTAGATAACGAGGATTCTTGCCCGGTAGCTGTACCAGCTAATGGGTCTAAAGCATTTGCCGCACCTGTATTTGTAGCCATAGTTTACCTCGTTACCCTAACATCTTTCTGGGGTCAATTTGTTTGCCTTGGTCCGGATTTCCCGTACGCTCTTTCCGTATTTTAGCAAGTACTTGCTCTAAGTACTTTGCGCCAGCTTCTGAGTTACCATTACCTAAGTGACTTACTACATCAGCAGGTATAACAAACTCTCCATCGCTAAGTCTAGCAGGTTCGGCATCGTCTATGGTAGCAGGAACTTTGTCAGCCATTCCGTCAGTGCTACCACGTAGATACTTTTGCTCCCCCGCAAGTGAGGCTAAGCCGCCTTCTGCAAATATTTGTTCTTGTACAGGTGCAGGGTCGCCGGGCTGTGTAGCTGCGCCGGGTCCCGGTTGAGTTTGTTGTGATGCTAACCCTGCTGCGCCGGATTGTAACGTTCCGTCTTGCGTGAATGCGCCGTCAGTAAAGTATCGACGCCCCGCAGAACCCGGTCTTCTATCTCCGCTAGGTTGCGGTAATTGTTCGCGGTTATAAGTGTAATTAGGTATCCCGCCTTGGTAACCCACGGGGCGCTGTTCTACATCATTACCGCCTAAAAACTGAGTTAACCCTGCGAGCCCTAAACCTGTAGCTAACGAGCCAGTGCCGCCATCGGTAACAGTATCAAAAACATCCCCTGCAGTGCCCGCTATCCAGTCCCATATACTGGAACCGCCAGAAGTACTAGCGCTCGATGGGGGAGCAACAGGGCTACCTATTAAATTCTGTAATTCCGCAACCTGTTCTGGGGTTAAATATGCCATAACTAATTACCCTCTAAGTAATCTTATTAAATCTTCTACATTATTATGACTAACTATACCACCTTGGTTATAATTTAGTCGCTTTAATTTTTCATCTTCTAGCGCCCCCGATAACGTTAGAGCATCTAAGTCAAACAGTTCCCCTAGCTCTACTAGTGCCGCTTCCTCAGGGGTGTACATGCCGGGGTTTGCAATGCCAGTAGACGTTGGTCCACCTAGTAACCCTAGCAACCTCGAGAGGTCAACATCTGGCAGGTCAACATCTGGCAGGTCAACATCTGGCAGGTCAACATCTGGTAAGTCTGGTAAGTTTACGTCAGGTAAGTTTACGTCAGGTAAGTTTACGTCAGGTAAGTTTACGTCAGGTATAGCCTCACGGATGTCTCTTCCTATCTCGCGTACTGTATCCGCTGTAGCGTCAATAGCCGGCTGTATAACTTCGCGGTTTACGGTACTTGCACCTTCTTCTGCTGCGTCTAACACAGGGCGGATAACTTCACGGTTTACATCACTAGCTAGCTCTTCAGTAGTATCTAACACAGGGCGGATAACTTCACGGTTTACTGTGCTAGCCCCTTCCTCTACTGTGTCTAGAATGGGTTGGGTAACATTATCATCAAACTCTCGCCCAGCTTCACGTAACCCATCTTCGATAAACCCTAAGTCAGGGTCTGGTAGGTCAGGCACCATGCCTTCTAAAAACTCTTTAACCGGTTGCAATACAGAGTCGTCAAAATCCCTACCTAACTCACGTAACCCATCTTCTATCCACCCTAGGTCTGCACCGTCGCCTACATCTAAATCAGGCAGGTTAGGTATTAATTCCCCAAGAAACTCTTTTATATCTTCTGCATCGCCGCCTTGGTCTACGTACTCTTTAACCCCGTTAAACAAAGCATCTGAGGCAACGCCGTTTTCACCGTATTCGGCAACGGCTTCCACTACCCCTAACCCAAAAGCTTGCCCGTTCTGAGTGCCAGAAAATAGTTGGTCTGCTACGGTAGCACCATACCTTTCAGCTAAAGAATCCCCAAGATTGCGTCCCGCGGCTTGGTCTAATAAGGTAGCAGTGAACGCTCCATCTGCAGTTAGAGCATTGGCAACGTCGCTGTTGAATATCTCCGTGAGCCCCTGATTTAAAGTGTCGTCGATGTCGATGAACTCCGCAATATCATCGCCGAACAGACTTATTGCCGCCTGTATGGGGTTACCACCTTGGTCTACAATGTTTGCGAACTGGGCGACATTATCCACGTTACTTGCTATGTTTACTGCGCTCTGCAAGGAGCTTATCTGATTCGTTAATTCGGCCACCTGTGCAGTGTTCCCCGCAGTCTGTGCGGCATCTAACGCAGTCTGTGCGCTGCTTAACTCACTAGCCAACCCACTAGCGTATCCCGACAAACCACTCAGCGTTGCTGCACGGAGTATATCCCCCACACCGCCACCTTGAAGTCCCGTGACTGTGCCACTTACAACGGCATTGGATACGCCCGTTGCACCCGCTGTCCCAAACCCTGTTATAGTGCCCGCCAGTGGAGTAAGCGCTGCGGCGAGAGGTAGCATAACCGCCGCCATCCCGATGATTTGACCGGGTTTAGGTTTTAGGCTTACTTTAGAATATTTTAACGTCTCAGGGTCTAACGCCCACACTTCCGTGTCGCTTATAGGAATCCTCTGCGGTATGTTATACCGCTGTATTACGTCGCTCCCTAGTTCATAACTTTCGTTTGCCCAGAAATCGTCATACCCTTGCTCTTGGTTTGCCGCCGCCGCTTGTATGTCTTGCAGTTCTTGTCTAGCCGCGATGTCGTCGCCATGGTATCTTCTTATTTCATCGTTAAGTTCAGGAGCTACGTCTGCACTTATGTTACTAGCGTTAGCAAATAAGTTGCCCAAGTCGGATGTATCTATCTGTGGGGCGTTGGTAGTACTAATCCTATCCTTCAGAAGGTCTATCTCTGAAATTTCCTGTACAGGCGGTTGCGTCGGTGGTGTAGTTACAATAGGCTGGGTACGGGAACCATCATCTGGACGTTTCTCGGTGGGTGCAGTAGGCATGGGGTCTACTATGTTACCTGATGCGGGAGGTGTTGGGCTCTGTACCGGCGGCGACGTCACAATAGGTTGCGTACGGGACCCATCATCCGGACGTTTCTCGACAGGTGCAGGTATAAGCGCAGGTGTTTGTTGGGCAGCCGCAATACCCTCTGGCATCGGCGCAATGGCATTTAAAGGGTTAAGTGTTTGTTGGGCAGCCGCAATACCCTCTGGCATCGGCGCTATGGCACTTGAAGGATTAGGTGGCATATAACTGCCCTCTATACCGAATAAATCCTGTAGTTCTAAATCAGTAAACATCTACACCCCCAACTGAGCATTGCTAACGTGCACTACGTCAAGCGTAGCGGATGGTATCGCGGGGTAGGGTGCAGAAGCCGCACTGCTCTCTAGGCGTAGCCCCGTGTCGGTCACCGCCCAAACTAGGTTAACTACATCCGACGCTTGGAGCTCTATATTAGTAATAAAAAGCAGTTGTTCATACCCGTTTTTAACTATCGTTTTCGTTTGCGCGGAAAACGGCACATCGATGCCATTCTTGCGGAGCCATACCGTAATACGTTTGGTTGCTACAGTAGTACTAAACAACTGCGCGGATACATTTATAGTATATACCCCGGCATAGTCAACCAAAATATTAATACCATTAACCCCAGCAACTGCTATACCAGACTGAGTATTGTTGGGCGATAGGGTATTAAATTGCATTATCTGGGCGGTATTAGTAGCTCCTGCGGTCTGCGTTGCAGTGCCGTATGCAGAGGCATGTGGCTTGAAAAGTGAAGCACCTCCGTCTCGCACCGCTAACAACGAATTTAGTGCGTTGTTTAAACCGTTAAAATATAACCTCAAGATATTGAGGAAGCGGTCTTGGCTAGTCATACTATATTCAAAATCGGGTTTAGGTAGCGCAGGTGGCACCACTTGCGCTACTGGTTTTCCAGTTCGTATAGCCATTATCTTCTCCCGTCTGGGCGCATATCTATTCTAGGGATTCCGAGTTTCCACTGCGTACCCAACGTGTCTGATTCTACTCTAAATGCCATCTGTCGCCCGCGTACTCGAATATCTAGCTGCGGAGTAAACTGGTCAACCGGTACAACTGCACTTCTTACCACAGGTCCTTGACTGTTGCCTCCTACCGAACGCGGGTCAATCTGCGGACCGCCAGCACTGTACCTCGGGATAAAAGTCATCATAGCCTCAGGATTCTGTGAAGTAGACCCAATAAACCCTATATCTGGCAAACACCGCCAAATAAACATAGTTCTATCTCCATCCTCTAAATCGAAATCCCCAGACTGCACGTATGCATTTATCGCTTTCGGCTCGTCCGTCTCGTTGTCGTCGACCCCATCTTCATGCTGTACAACATTTTTACTGTAAGTAGCAGCTACCGGAAAAGCTAGTACGGAAGACCCGACCCACGCTGAACGCTTTAAACTACCATAGGACCAAATACCCGCACCGTAATCGTATATAACATATCGGTTAACCTCGGTAGAGTTAGCACTGCAGTAAAAGAACCATACTTCGTTAAATTGTTCAACCGCACCGGCAAATACTTGGCGGTATTGTTCTTCATTTATATCCTCAAACACGTACCTAAGTACGTCAGAATCTAAGTTGCGTATGTTCCCGTCATACTGGTAAAAGTTTTCTCTGCCCATCCAATAACAAACCCCATTGGATACAACTTTAGCATTGGGGCTAACTAGGGTTATGTTAGACGCTAATATCTGTGCGCCCCACACTGCCGGAGCTCCTAAATACTGCAACGAATATAAGGCAACGTCGGTAAACACTAGAACCTCTTGTCTACTCTGCACGGCTGTAATTATCTCTGAGCCTCTTGATAGCCGTAAGCTACCCGCTTGGTTAGTTATAGAAGGTGTCCAGTTAGTGATGTCTTCTTGGTCAGACCAACGAAGTAGCATGGCGTCAAGTGAGCTCTCGCCTATATTGTTAGTCCCAAAACAAAACGCAAAACGCAAGGTATCTGACACAAATACTGAGTTCTGTATTACAGGCACATCTGAGGCTCCGGGAAGAGAACTAACCAGCACCGCACGTGCAGATACGCCGGAAGTAACATCCCAGTAATATAGAGGGCCGCCGCGTGGTCCTAAGAACAAATCTTCCCCGAACACGTCTTGCGACCATAACTGCAGCTGGATATTAGCAGGTTCACCTATACCCCATGCACCGGTGCCCCACGTACCTGCGCCCCAACCTTCGGTAGGGATAACTATTTCTGGCCCCGTTGCTATCTGGTATTGCCCTACTGTGAGTGTACCGCCGTTACCGGTGTCCGCGCCGTTCGCTAAAGTTTTTACGTCGACTGTATATGTGTCGTCGTCCAACACTTCAATTATTTGGTACTCCCTATTTAGGAGTGCGCTGTTTAAGTTACCACCTAAGCTGTCGGCATCAAAGAAAGTTACAAAGTTTTCCGCTCCTGCCCCATGGTCTATATTAGTTACCGTAACTATAGAACTGCCGTTGGTAGCGGAGAACGTTACCGCTCCCGCGGCAGTGGTGCTACGTATGGGCGTTATGTCAAAATACGCCCCACCAAACCCAATATAGAATTTAAGATTAGTCCCAAGTCCTAAATACGCAGAGCCGCCGTTAGAGCTCCACACTCTTAAAGACCTACATATTCCCAGATATGTGTCACGAGATATACGTCTCCAGCCGCCTATCTTTTCAGGTAGCCCTTGACGGAAACGAACTTTGTCACAGTCATACCACCCTGACTCGTTGGCATAACGTGTTACTTCGCGGTTAATTCCCGGTTTAAAGTTCAGTTTCTTAAGGGGCATACCCTACTCCACGTTATTGGCTTTTATAAGCCCTGTATCCCAGACCTGCTACAATAGTAACCCCGAGTAGTTCTTGGTAGTTAGGCACTAAATCCTTAACTGCGTTGTTCGCTTCAACGGCGGCCATCATGTATTCAGGGTTACCAAGAAGCGTCCCAAGGAACGCGGCAAAAAACGTAGTTACTAGAGGCAAGGTCATAATAACAGTAATGTACTCGTCCTTCCACGTAGCACCTTCGTTGCGTTTGGCAATCATGTCTATTTCTTGCTCATTAAACACGACTTGCTTTTCGCCTGACTCTTTCGCTTGCGCTATTTTCCCGTCTATAGCCCTAGCTTGCATCTTGCGGGTTTCTCGCTTATTAAAGAAACCTCCAACGACTTCTGCTATGCCGACAATAGGGTTCCAGTTCATAATTTACGACTACTATCTGTTACGATTACCTTGCCTTTCTCGGCGGCAATCTTCATAAGGTGTTTAAACGTTGCGTCACTGTTGCCAACGTCGGGTATACCATCCTTGTCAATGTCTTTAATCATATCCCCGACCAACACACACCCTTGTATCTGATGCGTGAAGTTCCCTGCGTGTATGTATATCCACGTTCGCCCTTCGACATCTTTTATGTGGATAACCCAGCCCAGCGTAGGAGATAGGCGTTTTTCATACTCATACGAACCTGATGGTATACAAGACACGTTTGATGCGTTTCTAAGCCAAGGCAACTCTAAGGTGAAGCAACGAAAGTCGCCGCACTGTAAAATACCGATGGTGCAATCCCGCGCAATCGCGCTGTTGATTATTATCGTACTCATAACGGTTTATCCCCCTCAAGCACCCGCAAGCGGTCTTTTATTCGAGCAATATCATTCCTCAAAACTTCAACGTCTTTCTGTTGCAGTTGCATATTACCCATCACCTCGGCTATTAAAAGTTGATTATTAGTGACTTGAACAAGTGCAGTTTTATTAGCCTCTATGTCTCGCTTCATATACTGGCCATCTATGGTCAAAGTATTAATGGCAACCGACACCCCTAGATAAGCCGCCGCCCCCGCTAATGCCGACGGAAGTATGTAATTGTGCAGTATTGACATATAATCTACGTGTCTCCTATCTGAATTAATTTCAGTCATTTAATTTAAACCTCGGTCTTATGCTTGGGATTGAGCGGTCTTTAAACGGTGCGACATCAAAAGTATATCCTTCATTACGTACTCGCACGTACCATGGATGTTTTTCATCAAAGAAAGGAAAGTGGAACTCGTACCCGAAATCTATGAGTACGCCAAATACCCTGCGACGTTTAAAGTACCTGCGCTTACCGTCAATCTTATTAAACCATACGGCAGTTACCTCGTCATCATCACCCCTACTAAAATCAACAAGTCGAATATCGTTATAGTGAACGCTTGTACCAAACCAATTTGTGAGTCGTAAGTTCCAACACACGTTACGCCATGCACACCAACGATACCCATACCACCAACGTTTTATGAAGGATAAGTCGCTCCATATCACGCCTAGATAGTCAGGCCACCACCCTTGCACAGTCACCCCATCCACATTACGCCAAAACACCCTTGGGAAATCAGGGTCACACCCTGTACCATTCCACCCATCCTCACGACAGCCAAACAAAGGGTCTAAGCCCCAAGGCAACCTGTCAAGACGTTTAAACGTTGCCCAAGCGGTAGGTATCGGCAACACAATAAGCGCCAAAGGTAAGAAAATTAATAATCTTGCTAGTGATTTTAACCACATTACGTACCGCCCCCACCAAGGTTAGTTGCTGTAAATGTAACGACAATACTGTCTGTATTATCAGTGTTTAGTTTCTGCCTGATAGTCACAGTGACACTTGCATTTTTAGTGCCTGCTTCTACAGGCGGCGTAAGCGACCATGTCGTGCCTAGCGCACTAATGGCTATCCATGAATTAAGCGTACCCGATACGGCATCACCACTGTTTTGCACCGCGCGTACCTCGTATTTATCCGAGTCAAGCCCTGCCGCGTCGTCAACCCAAGTACCGTCAGTATTTGCATCGTAAGTACCGTTTTGCCTAATGGTAAAATCCGCAGAACCTAAAGGGTTCGTCGTAGATGTCGCGGCACTAGCGGGGTCAAAGTTTACCGGTTCACCCGCAACCGCGCTCGATGCGTTTACACCGAGTAACACTTGTGTCATTACCGCCATTAGCTTAGCCCCGAACCTGTGATGTCGATTAGCGATGCACTGCGACGCACAATCGTACACATGCCGCCCTGTGCTAACGCTCTATTACCCGTGACCACACCCGCACCGCCAAACCAGTTTAGCGTATCGCCTGATGTTGGGATGATAGTAGCCGCGCCCGTACCAGTGTTAGACAACGTTATAACGCCACCAATGGGTAAAGATGAAGCAATAGTCAAGTTAATCGCGCTGTTAGTCGTTTTGGTATAGTAGCCATTACTCGCGCCAAAGTTTGTGTTTGTGGTGTTTTGTGTAGCCACATCAACTTGGTTATAGCCGACTTCTTTAGTGCCAATTTTAACCGTACCATCAACATCAAATATGACCCCACCGTTATCAGAAACTATACGTAACTCACTATCAGATGCCGAACCCATGCCGACATAACCTTGTCTTGCGCTTGCTTGGTCGGTAAACTGTATATACCCTGCTGATGATGAACCAGAACTGTTTTCGTCTTGTAGCGTCAATATAGGTAACGCATCTGCAACGTGTAAGATGGTACTTGGGGAAGTAGTACCAACCCCAACGTTGCCTGATGCATCACTTACAATTCTAGGATTACCGTCACCAGCCGATATTACGATGTTGTTGCTAGAAGTGCGTATATCTAAACCACCTTGATTACCGTCAAACGACCCTAGAATGGTATTGTTATCGCCTGTGGTGATTAGTCTACCTGCCCCATTACCAAATGCGGTGTTTTTGTTTCCTGTGGTGTTTTCGCGTAAAGCACTTACACCGTTAGCTGTGTTAGCGATGCCTGTGGTGTTACTACGTAAAGCACTTACACCGTTAGCTGTGTTAGTTTGACCTGTGGTGTTAGAGAATAGGGCATCTCTACCAACCGCAGTGTTAAAGTCACCTGCGGTGTTATTGCTTAAAACGTTTAAACCAATAGCGGTGTTTCCTGCACTGCTCCCTGCACCTAAACCAACAGTAACTGAGTTTATGATAGCGTCACCGTTTACATCTAATTTCGCATTGGGACTAGTCGTACCAATACCAACGTTACCATTAGTGGCAACTCGCAACCTTTCTGTACCGCCAGTATAGAATTTATAATTTCCTGAGTTTGACACAAAGAAATTCATATCTGGGCGAATCAAACTACTATTCCTGTTTACGTATTCTAATACACCACCATTGAAAGAGCCTGTTGTTACGCCGTTTGTAAACTCCCAATTTTCCTCACCCTTAGAAACAACTAATCTTGCTGCTGGTGAATTCGTACCAATACCAACGTTACCTGATTCGTCTATACGCATTCTTTCAGTGCCGCCAGTGTCGAATATTTGTTTTTGTACGTTCGCACTAGATCCATAAAAAATACTGCCACCTGCGTAAGTATCTATAGGACCAACAAAGAAATCGTTAGTAGGGTTAATCCCTAGTACTCTAGGTGTCGCACCGCCGTTATCTGTTGCGCGTATGTACCGCCCATTGCCAGACATTAGAGCATCACCGCTAAAGCGTATCGACCCTGCAACGTCTAGCTTGTCACTAGGACTAGTCGTACCAACCCCAACGTTGCCTGCTGATGTTATCCGCATTTTTTCTGAACCACCCGACCTAAACAAATACCCGCCAGCTTGCGAACCTGCTGAGTCGAAAGAAACAAAGTTAAACTGGTTGTCTACTCTAACATCTAAATAATGGTTATCTCCTGTGGTGGACTTAGTAAACCTAGCTATTAAATCTTGACCTACCGAGCCTATAACTGTGGTTTCTAGTTTTGCACTAGGGTTGGGAGTGCCAATACCAACGTCGCCTGTAGAAAGCACACGCATTCTTTCAGACGAACTACCGCCTGTACCCGTTGCCACTACGAAACCACCAAAAGAATTACTCAGTGCTATGCGACCTGTGATGTTGCTGTATTCTAGCTTTGCTCTTGCCGAGTCCATAGAAGTAAAATTAATAGCAGTATTTACACTGCCAGTACCGAGCGTAATATCATCACACCCAATCTCACCCACTACATCAAGACGTCTACTTGGCGAACTCGTGCCAATACCAACGTTTCCTGATGCGTTTATACGCATTCTTTCTGAACCGTTAGCAAGAAAGCGTAATGAGTCGTCAAAATTTGGGTATATAATACCACCTGCAAACGAGTCATCCGCGTCACCAAATGCAATGCCAGCAACGGAATTTGTGGCTGAGCTTATAGTAATTCCTGCGCTTGCAGAACTCTCAACATGTAAGTCATCGTAATTTGTATCTGGTGTTGCTCCCGATGAACCATTAGCAACATTTAATCTAGCGTCTGGGTTGGACGTACCAATACCAACGTCACCTGATGCGTCTATACGCATTCTTTCACTTGCGCCAGTAGCAAACGCCACTGTGTCTGACGCAGGGAAAAACAAGCCTGTGTTAGTATCGCCAGTGTTGGTTAAACTAGGTGCGCTTGCAGTGCCATCGGGGATGCTCACAATGCCCGTGAAAACAGGGTTATTCACCGGTGCGTCACCGGCAGTAAGAGCCGCAATATCATTGGTGTTTGTGGTTACGCGGGTATCTAGGTTGCTAATGTCAGTATCGTTGCTGTCCACGCGCCCGTCGAGGGTGTTTACGGCTGTTTCAACACTGTCTACGCGGTTATTAACGGCGGTTACGCCCGTTGCGTTTGTGTTTATGTTGTTGGTGTTTGTGGTTACGCGACCATCAAGGTTGTTAATGTCAGTATCGTTACTGGTCACTCGACCATCTAGTATGTTTACATCGCTGATTACCGCGTCAAGTTCAGTTTCGATGATCACGCGGTCGCCAGTTGCCGCACTCCCGATAAACAGCTCACCGCTTAGTACTTGTAAGCCGGTACTATCGAACGTGTAAACGCCCCCTGTGAATGCCAGTTGTGCGTTTGACAAGAGAGTAAACTTAGTACCTTCTACCATGCGTAAGGCGTCTAAACCTCTAATGCTCAGTCTAA